GAGAGCGCGGTTGTCGAGAACCATACGGCCTTCTTCGAGAGAACCAAAGTATCCGATTTTGTTTTGACGGATGCTGTATTGGTCATCAGCGATCAAGCTGAACTCAGAACCATTCTCTGAGTCAACCGCTATTGCACGAACCAAGGATTCGCGGCTGCGATTGATTCCGAGTAACAATTCATCTCTTGTGCCAGATGTAGCACCATCGAAAGCTGCTCCACCAGTTCCATCAGCTTTAGTGAATGTTGTTGATCCAGCTACTGTGTCGAAGATTGTGTTGAACTTGCCACCTACGCCGAATTCATTGAAGATCAATAGGTTAACTCCATAGAAGGAGGGAACTCCAGCTCCATTAAACAATCCAAGACGAACAGACTCAGGAGCGGCGATTCCAGGGTTGCTACCATCTGGAGTTGTAGCCAATACGCCCTTGGTGCTGATTGGATTATAAGCCATTGCACGAAGTTCCTCTTCGACTTCTGGAGAAATCATCAAATCAGTGATTCCCATTCCAGAAACTCCATTCGTAGGAGTACCAGCAGTGAAGGAAGTAAAAACTCTACGAGAGAGTGTTAACAATTCATTCAAGTCTTGTAAGAGGAAGCGGCCATTAGAATTAGCTCTTTGAACATGTTGCTTGCCGTTTGTGGAAGCGTTAGCCAAAGAAGAAAGAATCAAATTGCCAGAAGTGCGCTCTTGCTTGAAGAGAATTTCTTGGGCCATGCGGGTGAAGGTTTTGCTAACTACATCCATGCGACTCTTTGCGGCATAACGCTTATCGAAGCTAAGAGCTGAATCAAGAGTGTAGGTAGTAATCTTCATTTCTGCAGTGGTTGGCAATACTTGGTTAGTTGGAAGACCACCAGCGACTTGTTGGCTATATACTTGGATATAGTCTTCGTCAGTGATGTCATAATACAAATCCAATGGAATTGAAGGATTATCGTCAGCGTTGAATTGCAACGTGCTGAACAAGTTTGACAACACTGGGGCGTTATTGATTACTTCTGCGAGAACAGGACCGAGAAATTGGGCCAAGGCGACTTGAGCTTCGTAAGCAACGTCACGATTCTTGGAAGCCATAGCTTTTACCAACTCGATTTGCTCTGGAGTTCTTTTAAGTGAGATTTTCATTTTATTGTTCCTTATTAAAATTAAAATTAGGCGTTGAGTCTGATTACTGCATAAGTACCAGAGAACTTGTCAGCGATTGTTGCACCATTAGATCCTCTAGAACCAGTGGCCAATACAGTTCCGATCCCAGAAACGTCGCTTAATGCAGCGCCAGTGATTTTTCCAGCGTTAGCAGAAAGTTTAAATTTGGAACCAACACTCAATGGGCCATCATAAGCTCTGGAAGTAACTGTGAATACGCCTTTTGTTGCGACTGGAACAGATTGTCCAGGGAGAAGTACTTCATTTTCAGCAGCTTTTTGAGGATAATAGAGAAGCTTTTCTCCATTTTCGTCGTACTTGGCGGTTTCCCACAAAGTGATTCCGAGTGCGACATCTCCAGCAGCAGCAGGAGTAACTTTCAAGCTAACTTTTGGATATTGATTGGCTCCGACAAATGGATAATCGGTTTTACCTTGATAGGAATCTGTTCCATAAGAAACAGGATCTAAATCCAAATTGCCAGCGGAAACTTTAACAAAAACTCCAGCATCACCAGAGTGATATCCAGTGATACTTTCTGTTGCAGAAAGTACGCTATCGTCGAGAGCAAACATGTTGATAACATCATGCTCGTTATATTGTCTAAAGGGGAGTAGTCTTTTGCCCATAGTTTTGTTTAATTAATAGTTAATGTTTAGGAAATGATAATATTTTCTTTCTTGAAAGCTTCTGCGAATCTTTGATATAATGATTGCTCTTGCTTTGAAGATTCTTGATTATTATTGGGAAGTGGAGGATTGGAAGCCTTTGCTTTGTCGAGAATTTCATCGACAGATGCGCTGGAAGACTTTGAAGTCTTGAGTTCAGAAATTCTTTTTTCAACTTCTGCATCGATTGCAGCTTTCATTTCTTTATCTTTTTCTTCCTTGGCTTTTTTATTCTTGTTTTTCCACATCACTCCCAATTTGCCTTTGTAGGCTGCGAAAGCTTCGTCGCTTTCGCTTAAATTTTTAAGATCTTCTGCCAAAACTTGACGATCTTCGTCATCGAGATCATAAGCTTCGTCTAATTCTTGCATACGAGAATTGAAACGAGCTAAAGCTTCTGCGGTTTTTTGTTGAGACTCAAATTCGTTAATTTTATTTAAAGCTTCCGCCAATTGTTTTTGAACTTCTTCCATTGAAGCCTTTAATTCTGTTCTTTCTCTTTCTGCAGTTTCAGCTTGAGTTTTTGCGTCTTCTAATTCTTTGCGATACTCTGCATCTTTCTGTTTGATGGCTTCTGTAAACGTAGCCGTCATATTAGCTGCAGCTTCTTGAGATACCTTTTTTTCTAACAAGGCTTCTCGGACTTCGGAAATAAGATTGTCTAAATTCATGGCGCTATCTTTCTGAGTTTTTACAACGGTACTATCAGATTGGGAATTTTTTTTGCTAAAAAAATGGGAACCGAAATGCCAAAATTTAGCTTTGGGCTTTTCTTGGATCTCTAATTTCTCTCCCTTATCGACGATAACTCCTTTAACATCAGCGGCTGGAGTTGTTGTAAATCCAATTCCAAGAGGGTAAACTTCTCCAACAACTAAACGATAAATTTTAGTTCCATCGTCGAGCTTTCCGCTTCCGCCATAAGATTTTAATTTGCCTTTTAATTCTTTAATAATTTTTTCATCAGAAACAACTTCAGCTTCCTTCAAATTCTCTGATCCAATAGCTATTTTATAGTCGTTGAATCCGAGTTCCCAGCTTGTCGAGATTTTATTATAATATTGACTTTCTGGATCTTCCGAAGACGCCTCCAAAGCATCTGCAAAGTCTCTATTAACAAATTTATAAACCACAGCCCCCAAAGAAATATTGAAAGCGTCACTATACCCGTCAAGGTCTTCTGGAACAAGAAGTTCACTATCTCCATATCGACTAAATCCAGTTGTTAAAATATGCCCAACTACTTTTTCTTTTTTATGTTCAATATTTGTAGGCTTGTGTCTAAAAAGCTTCGAAATTCTAAGAGCAGTATCGGTATCAATACCGTCATCGTTCCTATTAAAACGATTAACCACAGCAGCATTAAAAGCCACGCCGAGTAAATCAATGTTTTCATTTAAGTCTACTTCTGAGTTTGGAATTAGCGAGATTAAGTTTTGCAGCGATGCTTTAGAAATGTTTTCTTCTGAATGAATTTTTTTTACTTTTAATTCTCCAGCACTAAATGTTGTTTGATATTTGAAATTCATTTTAATTTTTCAGAATGGTATAAGATAGCCGAAGGATAACTTGTTAATTCATGTTCTGCAGAAATGGTTAAAACTTCATCTAATGTTTTTAACTGTTCTATTTTATTAATGTCATTTACACAACTTTGCGCTTCTTCGTTCCATTTAGATATATCTGTGGCGCAAACAATGGCTTCGCATAAATTGTCAACAATTTTATTCTGTTCGTCGCTTAAAGTTTCTGCGTTATATTTTTTCTTGATTTCTGACTCAACCGTCTTTCTTAAGTCTTCTACTTTTCCGACGACTTGCTGAATGTTCTTTCTTGAATATCCTTTTATTGTTTTTTGTGGGGCCGTTTTACCCGTTGGACGACCTGGAGACTTGGGAGTTTGATTTACGTTGGGAGATTTATTTGGAGCTGCCCCTGCGGGCGCGGGCGCGGGCGCGGGTGCGCTAGCAGCAGGTGAAATCTTGGGAGCTGGCGGTGCAACAAAAGGAACGCCTCCAACCAATGGATTATAAAACCCTTTCTTTCTATCTTTAACAAATTCTTCTTGAGTGACTCCAATCTCTTCTGAATCTGGGAACTTGCCAGTATTAAACACGCCCAATCCTTGTTGTGGCGTTAATATACCTAATTCCATTAAACGAGTTGTGATCCTAAGCAATTCAGTTTGATCTTTAGAATCCATGTCTACGAATTTAGCAGTTGGAATATTTCTAAAACCTAAACTTTGAGACACTCTGCGAATTTCCCTTTGAAGGAAATCATTCAAGAAAGCTCTTCTAGCTTCATTCAGCTTGTCCATGAAAATACGAGCCTTGACTTCCGTCGTATTATATTTTTCTGTTCCAATCATGATGTTCTGCAAGCCCATCCGAATATCTTCATTTAAAACAGTATATTTTTCTGGACCAATAATTTTAGAAATGTCAGGAATAATGAATTCAGCTTTGGTTGTATAGTCAGAAACTAATACCCTTCCAACGCTTTCGTTCATAAATAATTGTTGCATGGCAATTAAATTTTGTGGATTGATCCCGCCCTTTTCTGGCTCTGCTCCCATAGTGATCAACAAAATAACATTTTCGACGGTTCGTGTGATGGCTTGATCCATCTTCTTCAATTCAAGTTTTGCGTTAATGTCTTCCAAAACGGGATAGCCAAAAGGAATAGCAAATGGTTCATAATCTTGCTTTTTATAAAAGCTATAACTTAATTTTTCATTATCAAGTTTGATTAAAAGACCATTCCTGTAATATTGACCTTGCTTAATTTTTTCTTTGACATCTGGAGGCAATGCATCAAATACTTCTCTATCGTAATCGTCTTTTGGATTGCGCAATCTTTCCATATCATATTCGGAAAGAATTTTTTCATAAGCTCCAGCAGCAAATGTAGTACTTCTTTTAGCTACGATATCAAACGGATTAAGTACAATATATTTAATTGGAATTTTATTTGCAGATATACTTTCCTCTGCATAAATTTTCGACAAAGTATTAAAATCTTCTAAAGATAAAACTCCATCTACCCGATAAAGAAAGATATTGCCGCTCCTATAATATTCTCTAAAGTATTGATCCTTTAAATCCCACAAACGGATCTTATTGAACCAGCGATAAAAGAAATCGCGAGAAGTTTTATTACCACCCTCTAAATAGATTTCTGAGTTTGCAAACTCAGCCATTACATCTATTGAATTTCTAAATATGGCGACATTCGCATAAGCTTTTTGACAAAGTTCAATTGCCTCTCTAACATTAACGCCATCGGAAGCGTATTCGTATGGCAACATTCCCATTCGAATACTGCTAAAGCGATTAAAGGTTCCAGAAAATGCAGACCTGTTCACTCTCGAACTGTTGTTTCTAGAGTCTGTAGAGGCAGGCTCTAGTCTTTTGTATGTAGCCGTACTGATAGAAGCGTCCGACGTGTAGAAAGGCTCTCCTGCGCTCGTAGGAGGAGGAACTTGGAAT